CTGTCGCTCCACCAGATGCAGAAGATTCAATGACACTCTACACATTGGGTATTCCTGCATACACATTTTCTCTTGCAGATATTGAAACACGATACATTGACAATAAGCGGTTTACAATGAGAGATGTTGGTAAATTAGAAAAAAGAATTGAGAGAATGGAGTATTACACATCTCTTAATATTTTGGAAAAAGAAACCGCGGCAAGAGATATTACTTCTGATATTGAAAGAGATTCCCTTTTTAATACTACTGGTTCAAGATTTAAAAATGGTATTTTGGTTGACCCATTTGCTGGACATTCAATTGGTGATGTTGCATTAGATGATTACAAAGCTGCAATTAATTTTAAGGATAAAAAATTAAGGCCTCCTTTCTTTGCTGATAACTTTAGATTTACATACGATTCAACAACAAGTAATAATACTGTAAAAACTGGTGATCTTGTTACTTTACCTTTTACAAATACCACATTTGTTGATCAACCTTTATACTATACTGCTTACTCTATCAATCCATTTAACATTACAAATTATATCGGTAATGTTAAACTTGATCCACCTTCTGATACTTGGTTTGATGATACAACTAGACCAGATGTTGTCACAAATGTAGAAGGACATCACGATAACTGGGCTTTAAGTCCTAGTGATGGGAGAGTTGGATTTGGTTCTCAATGGAATGATTGGTCTACAATTTGGTCAGGAGAACAAATTAATCCAGAACCACAATCAGCAATATCAAATGGTGGTGCAACAACTATTAGTACACGAAGTACAAAAACAATTTCACAAAATAAAACAAAATTTGGAATTCAAGCAGATAATCCAGTTGAAACTATTATTAAGTCGGTTGGAAATCGTCTTGTTGATATGAGTGTAGTTCCTTATGTTAGATCACAGAGAGTATCTTTTGCAGCAAAAGGATTAAAACCTTTTACAAATGTATATGTGTATATTGGAAGTACTGATGTAAATGCAAATACAGAACCTGCAAAGAAATTGGTTTTTACTGGTGCTAATGGAGCATTTCAAGAAGGTGAGATAGTTAAAGATAGTGCTAACAATCAAGGTATAGTAAGAATTGCATCCAATACTGTTAGTAATGCTGCAACCATTTTTATTACTGATATTACTGGAAACACAAGTGCAACTTTGGCAAGTCCAGTAACATCACAAAATAATAGAACCACAAACTCTTCTATAGGATTTGCTGCTGCAAATGTTATTACTGGTCAAACCACAGGAGCTAATGGAACTATTTCTTCTATTGTAGCAAACTCAAGAGGTATACTTACAGGATCTAACTCTCAAATGCAAACTGATGGTAGTGGTGCAATTGCTGGAGATATAGACATTGTTGCTGGAACATTTAGAACTGGTGATAGAATTATCAGATTAACAGATCAAGCAAATAATGAAATTACAAGTACGACAACTGTTGCTGAAGAATTATTTAAAGCTAAAGGACTTTTTAATTCTAGAGAAAAATTAACAGTATCAACAAGAGAAATTTTAATTCGTAGAGAATCTTTAACTAGTGAAGAAATTGTTACTGATTCTTCTAACAGACAAAGTGGTGTATCAAATTATCTTAATCCATTGTCACAAACATTTTTTGTTGAACCAAATAACTTTCCAATGGGAGTATTTCTCAAGCATGTAAGTTTATATTTTTCTGCAAAAGATTCCAATCTTCCTGTTACTGTACAAATTAGACCAGTTGTAAATGGACTTCCAAGTGCTTCACAGATTATTCCATTCTCTGAAAAAACATTAAATCCAGATAGTATTACAGCTAATACTACAACTCCTAGTGCTACAACTTTTGTATTTGACTCACCTGTATACTTAGCTACAGGAGAATATGCATTAACTGTATTGTCTAATAGTTCTAAGTCTACTCTTTGGTCTGCATTAGTTGGAGAAAATAGTGCAGGAACTACTCGTATGATTACACATCAACCATTTGTAGGAAAACTCTATGGGCCTTCAAATGCTGGAACTTGGGCTGACGATACTGGAAGAAGTTTGATGTTTCAGTTGACTAGGTGTAATTTTACTGGAACTGGTGGAGTTAACAACTATGCTGTGTTTAGTTCTCATGCAAATGGAGCAGTTGGAAATACTGCAAATGTATTGTATCAAACTTTTAAGACTACAACTTCTACCATAGAGTTTAGTAACACTGCGGTAAATTATCAATTTAAATCTTTTGATACTACTAATACAGCAGTTGATTTTACAGATTTTAGTACAGACCAAAATATTTTACTTTCAAAAAATAGACAGATGACCTCAGATACAAATGGTATGTTTTTGGTCAACGCATCAATGTCAACATCAAATAGTCATGTGTCACCAATTATTGACCTTGACCGATTAAGTGTGATAACAATTGATAATGATGTGGATGATGCTGGTATTTCTGCAAATGATATTATAATAACTACTCTTGGAGCTGGTTATACCAATACTGCAGCTTCAGCTTATTCTGGAACAGTTTCAGCACCAGACCTCTCAGATGGAACTACTGCAACAGTCAATGTTCAAGTAGAAGTTACTCTATCTTGTAATACTGGTGAGGGAGCTGATGCGTTAATTTCTGCAAATTCAGATTACACAATTAATGCAAGTAATCCTGGCGCATTCGTAGTTGGTGAAGGTGTAAGAATTGTAGCAAATACTGCAGGTGGGGAAGTTTCACAATCTGAACAATCTGGTGATGCAGCTCATGGAATAATTTCAAAACAAACTTTTGTAGGAAGTGATTCTTCTAAAAACGTTGCAACTATTACAATTAAAACAAGTTCAAACAATGAAGGACACTTTCAAAATGGTGTTATCGTATTTTCAGATAGTACAGCTCAGGATGGTGATCATACAAATTCCCAAGTTTCTGTAGGATCAAATACCTTCATGGCTGTAAATGTAGTAACTGGTGTCGTGGCAAATGTTGTTCCAATTGAAACTGGTTCTGGATATTTGACAACTCCTACAATTACATTATCTACTAATGCATCTACAAATGCTACAGCAAATATAGTTGGTGAGGATTCAGCGAGTGGTGGTAATATTAATGCAAAATATATTTCTCGCCGTGTAACTTTGGAAGATGGTTTTGATGCATCGGATTTAAAAGTTATATTGAATGCTTATAAACCTTTAGGTACAGATGTTCACCTTTATTTTAAAGTAAAGGCTGAAACTGATCCAGAAGATTTTGATACTAAAGGTTATGTTTTGATGACTCAAGAAACTCCTAGTTCAATATATTCTGGTAATGAGGATGATATTAAAGAGTTTGTATATAAAACTTCTGGTGAAGAAATAAAGTATACTTCAAATAATGTAAATTATGATACATTTAAAAGTTTTGCAGTTAAAGCTATAATGACTTCTAATAACGTAACTACAGTTCCAAAAGTTAGAGATATAAGAATAATAGCACTGGATTAGAACATGAAAGCAATTCAAACAGAAAATACTAGTTTTATTAGAGATTTACATTCAAAAGCTCTTATAAACACAGATAGAGTTGCTCTTGAAAATCATCGTAAAAAAAGACAACTTGAATTACAACAAGCTGAAAAACTGCAACAGATGGAAATTAAAATAGAAGAATTAGTTAATGTAAAAGATGAAATCCTTCATATAAAAAGTCTTCTTCAAGAGGTACTTAATAAGAAGGAGTTATAAAAAATGCCTGAGTATGAATTGACTACTGATCTCTCATCTTATGTTCTAATATCTGATACCTTTGATCAATGGCGAATGAAAACCAACGAGTGGTTGTCTATGACAAACGACGCTGGCTCCTCTAATACTCTCAAAACCAATGATACAACTAATGCCACCAGTAACACCACAGGTGCAATAAGAACAGCCGGTGGTATGGGTATTGCTTCAAGCATGACCATTGGTGGAAACTTAACTGTTCATGGTGATTCAGATTTTGGAAGTACATTAAACTTAGACGCTGTTGATATAGACGGAGCAGTACAGATTGATGGTACAGTAACAGTAGGAATAGATGATACTGGTTATGATGTTAAATTTTTTGGTGATACCACAGGACAGCATATGTTGTGGGATCAATCAGCTGATGAATTAGTTTTAGCTGGTGATACAAAATTATCATTTCATGATGCTGCAGGTGACGAAAATATTGTTGCTACCTCAGATGGTCATTTAGAAATTAATGCTGGAACAACTTTAGACATTACAGCTGCTACTGTTGATGTTAATGCAGCTACAGCAGTCAATGTTGACGGCCCAACACAGATTAATAATACAGTAACAGTCGGTGTAGATGATACTGGATATGATGTTAAGTTCTTTGGTGCTACTGCTAGTGCTTATATGATATGGGATGCATCATCTAATGATTTGGAATTTGCTGGTGCTGCAGGTATAAGTATAGATTCTACAGTAGATTCAAGTAATACAACCACAGGTTCATTTCATACAGATGGTGGTGTAGGTATAGCTAAAAAACTCTATGTTGGTACTAATTTAGATGTGGATGGTACAACAAATTTGGATGCAGTTGACATAGATGATACTGTACAAATTGATGCCACAGTATCAGTTGGTATAGATGGTACTAGTGCCAATGCCAAGTTTTTCGGTGCAACTTCTGGTGCTTATATGTTGTGGCAAGAAGATGTAGATGATTTAGTTTTGGGTGGTGTGGCAGCTTTCAGTATAGATAATACAACAGATTCTAGTTCAACAACTACAGGATCTTTTCATACAGATGGTGGTGTTGGAATAGCTAAGAAACTTTATGTCGGTACTGATTTAGATGTGGATGGTACAACAAATTTAGACGCTGTTGACATAGATGATACTGTACAAATTGATAACACAGTATCAGTAGGAACTAATGGCACTGGATATGATGTAAAATTTTTTGGTGCTACTTCTGGAAAATACTGGCAATGGGATGCATCTGCAGATAAAGTTATTCAAGTTGGAAGTACTCAGCTTACTGGTGCAGTAACAGTAGGAGTAGATGATACTGGCCATGATATCAAGTTTTTCGGTGCATCTGCTGGTGCATTTATGTTGTATGACCAATCAGAAGATACTCTTGAGATTCGTGGTGCATCAGCTGATGCAACTACAAGTACTGGTAAATTATTATTATCAACTGCACTTACAAATATAAATGATGGTGATGTGATAGGTAGTATTGGTTTTAAGGCTCCATTAGAAGCAGGTTCGGGAGATTCTATATTAGTTGGTGCTTCAATATTTGCTGAAGCTGATGCAACATTTTCTGGAACAGTTAATTCAACTGATTTAGTGTTTGCCACAGGAGACTCAGCTGCAGCGTCAGAAAAGTTTAGAATTGATAGTACTGGTATATGTACTTTTGTAGATGGTGCAGTTGATGTAGACATTGCAAGTCATGATGGAACAAACGGATTAAAATTAGCTGGAACACTTGTTAGTGCCACTGCTGCAGATTTGAACAATATTCCAAATCAAGCAAGTTTGGGTAAGTGTATAGCCTTGAGTTTAGTTTTTGCACAAGATTGAATCATAAATATATAAGTAAGAATTAATTTAAGATTAGTTAACAATAGGGATTAATAAATGTCAGCCAACGTAGAAATAACAGATACCTTTGACCAATGGAGAGTGAAGAGTAATGAGTGGCTGTCTATGACACAGGCTGCTGGCTCTTCTAACTTTATTAAGTTAAATAATACAACTAATTCTACCAGTAATACTACAGGATCTATCGTATCTGCAGGTGGTATTGGTATAGCTCAAAGTGCGGTTGTTGGTGGAAAATTAACTATTTTTGGTGACACAGATATAGATGGAACAACCAATCTTGATGCGGTTGATATTGATGGAGCAGTACAGATTGATAATACATTAACAGTCGGTGTTAATGGCACAGGATATGATGTAAAGTTTTTTGGTGCAACATCTGGACAACATTTACTATGGGATCAATCAGCTGATGAATTAGCTTTAGTTGGTGATTCTAAATTATCCTTTCACGATGCTGCTGGTGGTGAAAATATTATTGCTACCTCTGATGGTCATTTAGAAATTAATGCTGGAACTACTCTTGATATCACGGCTCCTACTGTTGATATAAATGCAGCTACATCACTCAATGTTGATGGTGCAACACAAATTAATAATACAGTAACAGTTGGTGAAAATGATACAGGATATGATGTTAAGTTCTTTGGAGCTACAGCATCTGCTTTTATGTTATGGGATCAATCAGAAGATGATTTAGTGTTAGCTGGAGTATCAAATTTAAGTATAGATAATACGGATGATTCTAGTTCAACTACTACAGGATCATTTCATACGGATGGTGGTGCTGGAATAGCCAAAAAACTTTTTGTCGGTACTGATTTAGATGTAGATGGAACTTCTAATCTTGATGCTGTTGATATAGATGGAGCAGTACAAATAGATGCCACGCTGACAGTCGGTGTAGATGATACTGGATATGATGTCAAATTTTTTGGTGATACAGCTTCTGCTTTTCTACTATGGGATGCATCAGAAGATGATTTAATACTATCTGGTGTTGCAGGTTTAAGTATAGATAATACAACAGATGCCACAAATACTACCTCAGGCTCATTTCACACAGACGGCGGAGTTGGTATAGCGAAAAAACTTTTTGTTGGAACTGATTTAGATGTAGATGGTACAACCAACTTAGATGCGGTAGATATTGATGGAGCAGTACAAATTGATAGTACTGTAACAGTTGGTGTAGACGATACTGGTCATGATGTTAAGTTTTTTGGTGCCACCTCTGGATCATTTTGGTTATGGGATGAAGATGCAGATGGAGTTGTTCAAGTCGGTTCTACTCAACTTACTGGTGATGTAACAGTAGGTGTAGATGATACTGGTCACGATGTTAAGTTTTTTGGTGCTTCATCTGGTGCATTTATGTTGTATGACCAATCAGAAGATACTCTTGAAATACGCGGAGCTGCGGCAGACGCAACCACAAGTACTGGTAAATTACTGTTAACAACTGCACTTACAGATATAAATGATGGTGATGTAATAGGTCGGATTGACTTTCAAGCACCACTAGAAGCAGGTTCGGGAGATGCCATAGTGGTTGGTGCTACAATACTAGCTGAAGCTGATGCAACATTTTCTGGAACAGTCAATTCAACTGATTTAGTTTTTTTAACTGGTGATTCTGGAGCTGCAACAGAAAAATTACGAATTGACAGTACAGGTCAAGTTACTTTTGCAGATGGTGCGATTGATGTAAATATTGCAAGTCATGATGGAACAAACGGATTAAAGTTAGGTGGAACACTCGTTACTGTTAGTGCATCACAAATAAATACTGCAAGTGGTGCAGCAACTACAGGAAAAGCAATCGCTATGGCTATTGTTTTTGCTTAATAAGGTAAATCATAAATAAAGTAGAAGAACTAAATATTGTAAGAGGATTTTTCTTCAAAAGTTATTTAACAATAAGGGAACATAACAAATGTCAGCCAACGTAGCATTATCAGATACCTTTGATCAATGGCGAGTAAAAAATAATGAACTTTTGGTCATGACACAGACTGATGGTTCTTCTAACTTCATTAAATTAACAAATACAACTAATTCTACCAGTAATACTACAGGTTCAATAATAACAACTGGTGGAGTTGGAATTTCTAAAAGTGTAGTAGTTGGTGAAAACCTTAATGTACATGGTAACATTCACGCAAATGGAACTATCTCTGCAGATGGAAGTATAACTCTTGGTGATGCAGCCACAGATAATATAGTTCTTAATGCAGATATAAATTCAAGTTTAATACCAAACACTAATGGTTCTTTTGATATTGGTAATACTGGACAATATTGGTCTAATGGATTTTTTGAGTCTGTAAAGTTACACGCAAAATCAGATCTCGGAATGACTGCTCTGGCAATAGATTCAGATGATGCGGATCAAGCAGCACTCACTATTGATGGAGAACAAACTACAACAGCTGTAATGAGGATTGATGCAGATGCATTGACAACCAACTCAGCTGCGGTTTTTGATGATAATTCAGCAGACACAAGTGCAAGAGCTTCAGTACAAATTGTACAAGATAATGCAGCTGCTCTTGCTGCCACCGCTTTGAAAATTCAATCAGATGGTGGTATTACTGGTATGCAAATAGATAAGAACTATACTGATGTCTCTGCTGCTACTGTTACTGGATTACACGTTGATTTTGATAGAACAGTTCCGGGCTCTGGAACAGCAGCTTTCACAGATATTGGAATTGATTTAGACGTAACCGCTGCGGGTCTTGGAGTAACTACTACAACTGGATTAGATATTGATGTAGTCGGTGCTACCTCTGGAACACATACCGCAATAGGACTTGATGTTACTGTAGGTTCAGCAGATACTAATATTGCAGCAAGATTTACTGGTGGTGAAGTAGCTTTACTAACAACAACCAAACTTTCATTTCATGATGTTGGAGGTGGAGAAAATATTTCTGCAACTAGTGATGGAGTTTTAGCACTTAATTCGGGAACATCATTAACTATTGACACTCCAACTACAACTATTGCAGATGGTACTAATGATTTTAATATTGCAAGTCATGATGGATCTAATGGATTAAAATTAGGTGGAACACTTGTTTCAGTAGATGCAAGTCATATAAATGGTACTACAGGCAAATCAATCGCCATGACTATTGTTTTTGGCGGATAATGTTAATGTTATAAATATATACTAGAATAGAAAATTTTAAGGAAAAAAACCAATGGCAAACCCAAATATAGTATCAGTTACAAGCATTAAAGGAGAGAGTATAGGTGAAGCTTTAACTACAACTCTTACTACCGATATAATGACTGTTGCGGCTGACAAACTGGTAAAAATAAATTATATTCAAGTAGCAAATGATCATGCTTCAAATGATGTCGCAGTAACAGTTGCCATTGTTAAAGCTAATTTTACTTCTGATGGTATAGGTTCGGGAGAAGATAATGCTGCTACCATATTTCTTGCAAATGCAATTGTTTTACCTGCACTAGATGTTTTAGTTGTAATTGATAAACCAATCTATCTTATGGAAGGTGATGTTTTAGAAGGTGGAAGTGATGGAGCTACCGCAGACATTTTTATTTCATATGAAGTTATAGATGATGCATAATAGAAGGAGTATATAAATGGCATATCTTAAAAGACAAGTCGCATTAATTGCACCTACTTTTCGTAAGGTTTCAGCAACAACATTTAAAGGAAATGTTACTGTTGGAGTAGATGCAACTGGCCACGATGTTCAATTTTTTGGAGATACAACTGGTAAATCATTTTTATATGATCAATCAGCAGATGAACTTATTGTAACTGGTAAGATTAAGGTTAAACAAGGTAGTGCACTTCAAACCAGTACACATGCTGGTTTGTTGCTGGGTGATTAATATTTAAAGTATATAAAAGCAACAATGAATATAAATAAAGAATTTTAAGGAGAAGATAAAATGGCAGTACCAACTGGCTCAGGAACAGAAGTTCTTAAAGCCCATAGTTTTGATGATGTAGATTTAGAGCAGGATTTGATTCTTGGAGTTCAACACCACATCTATACTGTATTAAGTACTATTTGTTATTGTGTATCGGTAGGAGAGGCGAATGATGTAGGAATACTTCAAATTTTAGGAAATGGTAATCATACTGGCACCTCTGGTACTGAAATGAGAATTGCTCAATTTAATATAGAAGCTAATCAAACTTTTGTCTTCAATGATAAATTTTCTTTCTTTGGATTTGAGGCAGTTGCTTATACTGAAGCAGCTACACTAACTGAAGCTAATCAAGCAAAAATTGCAGCACAGGGTAGTAGTGAACCACAAAAATATCAATTTGATGTTACTGATGCAGATGCTCATTTTGATGTACACGTTAGTTTTATAGACCAAGACTTTTCATAGGAAAAACATGAGTGGAATTATAACAGGAACAAGAAATCCATCTCAAGGTCAAAGATCTCATGTAATAGGAAAAGTACCCTGTGGGCATATTGTTCAAACTCAATCAACTGTCCATTTTAACTCTGATAATGATGGTTCACCCAATACTTTAACAGAGATTAACACTCTTATACGCGTGACGATAACTCCAACATCAACTAGAAATAAATTATATATGCATTATAGTGCTTCTAGTTCTGGTGGTGGTACATCTGCAATAGAAGTTTATGAGTTTTTTGATGTTACAGGGAGCGATACTGTAGAACCTCATGGTGAATCTGGCGGAAATAGAAATGAAGTTCATTGGGGGCATCGTGGCTCTCACCATGATTCAAATGATAATGATATTCTTAATTTTTCTTTATATGCTAATGTTCCTAGAACAACAGAAACAGTATATACAGTACGCCGTAAAGCTGCAGATGGTACAGCTGCCAGACTTTTTAACTTTACCAGCTCTGATAATCCTAGTTGGGGATTTACAGGAACAAGTACTCTTTACATACAAGAAATACAAACATACTAATTATGAGCGGAATAATAACAGGAACAAGACATATTACGCCAGGGCAAAAATCTCATGTAATAGGAAAAGTGCCTTGTGGGAGTATTGTGCAAACACAAGTTACTGTGTTAACAACAGTCATTGATGATGGTTCACCAAATAGTTTGGATGAAATAAATACTGGCATGCGTGTAACAATAACTCCAACATCAACTAGAAATAAATTATGGATGCTTTGGTCTACTTCTACTTCTGGTGGTGGTACGTCTGCAATAGAAAATTTTGAGTTTTATGATGTGACAGGAAGTGATACTGTAGAGCCTCATGGTGAATCTGGTGGAAATAGAAATGAAGTTCATTGGGGGTTTCGTGGTTCTCACCATGATTCAAATGATTGTAATGAAATAAATTTTTCCTTATATGCTACCATTGCTAGAACAACAGAAACAGTATATACAGTACGCCGTATAGCTGCAGATGGTACAGGCAGCAGAGCTTTTAACTATACCTTCTCTGATAATGCTGCCTGGGGATTTTCTGGAACAACTACTTTTCTCGTACAGGAAATACAAACTTATTAATTAAGAAAGTAAAAAATATGAGTGGAATTATAACAGGAACAAGAAATCCATCTCCGTTTCAAAAATCTCATGTAATAGGAAAAGTGCCTGTTGGGCATGTTGTTCAAACACAAGGAATTGTTGATAATGCTAGTTTGAATGATGGTTCACCTAATACTATGACAGAGATTAAAACTGGTTTTCGTGTAACAATAACTCCAACGTCAACCAGAAATAAATTATTCATGTCTTTTGCTACTAGTACTAATAATGGTGGAACAAGTGGAATAGAAGTTTATGAGTTTTATGATGTGACAGGAAGTGCCACTGTAACACCCCGCGGAAATGATGAGGGAAATAGAAATAGAGCTCATTGGGGGCATCGTGGATCACATGCTAATGACAATGATTGTAGTGAAATTTGTTTCTATTTATATGCTGATGTTGCTAGAACAACAGAATCAGTATATACAATTAATCGTAAAGCTGCTGATGCATCTGCAGACAGAAATTTTAATTTTTCAAACTCTGATAATGCTGCCTGGGGATTTACAGCAACAACATCTTTTTTCATACAAGAAATACAAACATATTAATAAGGAAAAACAATGTCTTCGGCTGAATGGTACGTTATTAGATCAAAAAGAAATACACTTTTAAGACAAACAGATTGGATGGCAGCATCAGATTTAACCTTGTCTAATGAATGGAAAGCTTATCGTAAAGCCTTAAGGGATTTACCAGCAGACCAATCTTCAAAAACACAATCTGCAGACATAACGTGGCCAACTCCACCAGATGAAGATATGCTCCAAGGCTGATAAAATTAGATATTAAATGTCTACATTTACAATCCCTCCTTTACTAAATAATAGAAGAAAAGGTTTTAACTAAAGGGAGATTTTTGATGGCATTGACTTTAAATAAACAAACAGTAAATTTTGTACTGGATCAAGGGGCCACCTTTGAAAAAACCATTACTGCCAAAAATACAGCAGGTGGTAATGTTACAATATCTTCTGGCACTACTGCAGCCAAACTAAGACAATCCACATATTCTGGTAACAACATCCACACGTTTTCTACATCCGTTTCTGGATCTAATGTTACTATTTCAATGACAGCAACAAATACTGCAAATGTTTCCGCAGGACAATATGTGTATGACATAGAGTATACTCAATCTGATGCAACCACTGTAGAAAGACTAGCAGAAGGTATTGTAACTGTATCACCAGAGTCTACAAAATAAGGATTTAAAAAAATGACAGCACCTACATCTAGAACTACATTTAAAGATTATTGTAAAAGAAAATTGGGCCATCCAGTTATTGAAATAAATCTTGATGATGACCAAATTGAAGATACGATTGATGACGCAGTAACTTACTGGCAAGAGTATCATTTTGATGGTACTCATCCAGAGTTTGTAAAAAAACAAGTTTCTGCCTCCACTCAACTTGTTTCTTCACAGTCTGGAACTTTTTCAGCAAATGAAACTATTGAAGGTGGAACTAGTGGAATAAGAGCCACGATTAATGATTATATAAGTGCAAACACTACGATAAGATATTCAAGACCAACTACAAAAAATAATGCCAATGCAGAAGCTGTTGGTGATGGTAATACATACTATACTGATATTACAACTACTTGGACTGCAGGTGAAACTATTACAGGACTATCTAGTGGAGCAACAGCAACAGTACATTCTAGTACAACTCAAACTATTGGTGACATAGATAATCATTATCTTTCTTTAGATGAAAGTTATATTGGTATTACAGGAATTATACCACTTACTGAAAATTTAAATGGTAGTACAAATATGTTTTCAGTCAACTATCAGTACGCATTAAATGATCTTTATACTATGGGTTCAGCTGGTGACATGAAAAATTATGTTTTTACTCAACAATACCTTGCTACTATTCAAAATCTTTTTTCTGGATTACCTAGATTTAGATTTAATCGTCACAGAGATAGAATTTATCTTGACATAGATTGGAGTGCAGATCTTAAAATAGATGATTTTGTTATAGTTGAGGCTTACGCATCCATGAATCCAGAAACCTACACAGATGCTTATAATGATATTTTTCTTAAAAAATATTGTACAGCATTGATGAAAAAACAATGGGGTATGAATCTCATAAAATTTGAAGGGGTTCAATTGCCTGGTGGTGTCACTTTAAATGGAAGACAACTATATGATGACGCAGTTACAGAAATTGAAAAATTAGAGGTTGAGGGAAGGCTAGAATATCAGCTGCCTGATGACTTTTACATGGGTTAGAGGATATAAATGGCTACTAATCATTACTTTAATCATTTTGGAACTAATACACCAGAACAAAAACTTGTTGAAAATCTGGTAATTGAGTCTATCAAATCTTTTGGTATTGATGTTCACTATATGCCTAGAACTGAAGTTAATACAGATTCTATTTATGGAGAGGATCGTATTTCTAAGTTTGAAGATGCTCGTGTTGTAGAAGTGTACATTAAAAGTATAGATGGATTTGAAGGGGATGGAACTTTTGTTAGTAACTTTGGATTGGAAGTAAGAGATCAAATTACTTTTACAATTTCTCGTAGAAGATTTACAGAATTAAATTTTGAAACTGGTAATAGAGATAAAGAACCACTAGAAGGTGACCTTATTTTCTTTCCTTTGTCTGAGTCTTTATTTGAGATTAAACACGTGCAAGATACGAATATTTTTTATCAAGCGGGTGGACTACAAACTTTTGATTTGGTTTGTGAACTCTTTGAGTATGCAGATGAAGCGATTGATACTGGTATTGAAGAGTTAGATAAGATAGAAAGAGAAGAATCTTATTCAATAAAATTTACACTTGGCACTGGAGCTGGTACATTTACAGTTGGTGAACAAGTGTATCAAGGTTCTTCTGGATATGCAAATTCTTCAATTAGGGGAGAAGTTTTTGATTGGAATCCTGCTACAAGTCTTCTTACTATAGGAAATGTTATTGGAGCCTTTGACGCAGATAATCAAATGTTTGAATTTCCGTTCTCTATAGCATTAGAAGATGATACCACGCTTCTTTTAGAAGATGGCACGACAAATACTCCAAACTCTTCAACTGAAGGTAAACCATTTTTTGAGTCTGGTGCATCTTATGCTACATCATCTTTTGATGATAAGGAAATAGCAACTGATTTATATGCCAACAATGTGGGGATTGAAACTGTTGCAGATGGTATTTTAGATTTTTCAGAAGGAAATCCATTTAGTGAAGGAACAGGCTTCTAATGTTAGGATCTACCTTTTATCATCAAACTATAAGAAAATATGTGGCAGTATTTGGAACTCTCTTTAACGATATTAATGTTGAGAGGAAAAATTCAGAAGGCATTATTGTTGAGAGATTAAAAGTTCCTCTTGCTTATGGGCCTAAACAAAAATGGTTACTTGCCACACAAGAAACTTCCGTAGACAGGAGAGTTACTGCAACTAGAACTCCAAGAATGGGGTTTGCAATGACAGGAGTTACTTACGATTCAGCAAGAAAATTAAATACGATTGGTAGAAATGTAGCAGCCAATACTTCCTCTACTACTACCAATATGATCACAATGTATAATCCTGTGCCTTACAATTTTGATTTTGATTTATTCATACTAGTCAAAAATGCTGAAGATGGAACACAAATTTTAGAACAAATACTTCCCTTTTTTACACCAGAGTTTACTGTTACTGTTAATACAATTCCCGATATGAACATTAAAGCGGATGTTCCTATCACATTAAACTCATCTAGTGTGGCTGATGAATATGAAGGTGATTTGTCAGCAAGAAGAACTATTACTTGGACTCTTTCATTTACACTTAAAGGGTTTATCTATCCAAATGTTACATCTGGTGAAATTATTAAAACAATTGAAGTTAATTTTAGAATTCCTGGCAGTGATAAAGAAATTGAAACTGCAGAATTTATTATATTTGAAGATAGTACACCAGATACAACAAACTATATATTATTAGATGGATTTGATGAAGGTACTGCTTACACAACATTTAATAGGGCAAGAATTGTAAATGAAAGTACTTCTGATGGAGTACAGGATGCTACAATTAAATCTCGTTACACAGTCGTACCTGCACCACTTTCAACAACAGCGGATTCTGACTATGGGTTTTCAGAAACTTTTGAATTTTTTGATGAAGGTAAATATAATGATCCAACAACTGGTACGGATATATCAACATGAGAGAAGCGATGAACATAGATGACCATTTGGATGAAGTATTAGGTATAGTAGAAAAACCTAAAAAAGAAATTGTTAAAGCAGAACGTATAGTTCCTGTTATTACAAATGATGAT